ACGGAGCCGACGTAGCCCAGCTTGTGGGGCAGTTCGCTCTCGACGCTCCGGTGCAGGAGGATCGTGTCCATGAGCGGGTCCACGTCCACGCCGAAGTGCTGCTTGAGCACCATCTTGTCGAAGTACCCGGCGTTGTGCCCAGCCTTCATCTTCGACTGGTCGATCAGGAAGTCGCGGATGATCCCGCGGATCGCCAGTTCGTCGGCGTCGGTGTAGGGGCCCGCCACGAGCGCGCCGTCGGGGCCCTCGATCGAGAGGAAGTGGACGACGACGGCGTGCGTCTCCGTGCCGATCCCCACGCACTTGAGCTTGGCCTCCGTCGGGTCGTCGAACGTCGTCTCGACGTCGATGACATAGACGATGTCGGTCCTCGCGAGGAACCGCTCCAACTGGTCCGGGGTGGGGTTCAGGGTGATGATCGGGTGCTGCCACCCAAGGTGGCCGGAGAACCACCGGAACGCTCGCGACAGGTCCGCCCGGAAGGCGCGGGTCCAGCGGCGCATCTTCATCACGAAGCCGGGGTGCAGCGTCGGCAGGATCCGCAGCGGGCGGTCGAGGGTCTTCCAATCGGTTGTGGAGATGAAATCACCGGCAGCGTTCCAGCCGCCGGTGACCGGCCCTCCGCGGATGTCGAGGATGGGGCGCTTGGTGCGCGTCACGGCCTCGTAGGCCACCTTGCCCAGCGTGAGGACGTTCTCGTGGCCCATCTCGATCTGGAGACGCGGGCGGCAGCAGTCGATGGGCGACGGGACGCGCTCTTCGCCGCGTGCCTCGCGCTCCTTGTTGGCCCTCTGCCACTGGAGCATGACCTTGTCGAGGTCGTTCTCCGGCGGCATGCACGCGACGGCGAGGTGGATGTCCACCTGCGTGCGCTGCATCCCGATCGCCTTCAGGCTGTCGGTGAACTCCATGCCCGACGGCCCCGTCAGGGGTCGCTTGGACTCCAACTCGCGCTCGCCGGGCGACTCCGCGACGACGGAGGCGACAGAGCGGTCGTGGTACTCAGGAGGGACGGGGCCACCGGCACGCAGCGTGCGCAGGGTGCAGACGTCGCACCGCGCTCCCAACTGCTCCGGGTCATAGTCCCCGATGATCGCAAGGTGTGCCCGTCCCATGTGAGCCTCAAAAAGTGTCGGGTCGCCCCACCGCACCGCTCCCGACCGATCGACGACAGAGGAAGGCGCCGATCCCCGGCCCTTTCGGGGCCGTGTCCCGGCGGCGGAGGGGTGGCCGCCGCCGGGGTTCACCCGACTACTTGCCCAGCATGTTACGGATCGAGGCCGCGTTGCCCGACGGCTTCGGGGTGCTGGTGACGTTCATCGCCGGGGCGGCGGCGGGCTTGGCGGCGGGGGCGCCGATCTTGCCCTTGGCCGACGCGGCGGCGACGGGGGCCGCCGACGCGCCCGTCAGCGTGGCGAACTGCTGCGGCGTGATGAACTGGCGGTCCGACTGGCTGGTCGCGTCGTTCGGGTCGCGAGCCTTGTAGTAGATGTACGCCTCCTTGCCGTCGAAGGTGTCGGCGCCGATCTGGATGTCGCCCACGTCCACCTGCTCCGCGGTGTAGCCGCAGGAGAGCATGGCCGTCTTCCACGACCGCTGGTTGCCGACCTTCGTCAGGTCGAGGCCGATGAAGAGGCGCGTCTCCGTGCCCTCGAAGTCGCCGCCGACGATCGCCGTCTGGAACTTCACGCTCTGGCGGCCCTCCTTCTCGTACATCTCGGTGCTGACGATCTTCACCTTGTAGGGGCCCGTCTCGGGCTCCGCGTAGCCTCCGCCGACGTTGCGCGCCGCGACGTTCGCGACGTTGATGCTGGCGTTCCACTGGTTCGACATGACTGCTTCCTCTTGCAGCGGGGTGCCCGTCCCGTGGGGTCCGCGTGCGGTGATGCCAGTTTTGCCTCGTGACGTCAGGAGGGGTCTTCGGGGCGTGGGACGATGGGTTGGTGCCCCAATCGGTTGACTACAGGTAGAGCGAGAAGGGGTTCGCGCGGGCCCGCATGAGCGCGGCGCGATCGAGCGAGTCGCGCATCACCCAGCGGACGTGCAGGTCGTTGTCGGTACGCTCACGGGCGATCTCGACCACCTCCGACATCAGGGCCTTCTCCTGACCGGGGTTCTCGAAGAGGGTGACGGCGAAGGCTTGGACGATCTCCTCCTGCCACTCCAGCCCCGGCGCCCGGCGGATCTCGTAGCCCGCCATGCGCAGGATCTCCGCGATGTTCATCGGCGCCTTGTCCGGCGTCACGCCGTGGCGGTCCTTGCTCACCCACTGCGGGTCGTCGATCGTGCAGCGGTAGCAAGCGTGCCAGCCCCGCCGGGTCGAGTCGTGCGCGGCGCGGAGCACGAGGTCGCACGCCGTCGGCAGGTCTTCGGGGAGCCGCCCCGGCAGCTTGGGACCGCCGCGGATGAACGAGCCGTTCATGGTGCGAGGGGCGCTCTCGTGGGCCGTCAGGACGACGTGCAGCCCGGCGTGGCGGGCCACGTCGCGGAACTCCAACACGGCGTCCCGCACGGCGCCCCAGAGCTTGAAGCCGGTGTGCTTCTTCTCCAGCGCGGCGACGGTGCTCTCCGCAAGGAGCGAGAAGTCGTCCACGATCACGGCGTCGAAGCCCTTGGTGTTGTCCTTCGAGAGGCCGGAGACGATCTTGGTCGCCTCCATGATGGTGGAAGCCTCAACCGATTGGGGGACGTTGCCGACGACGTGGTAGGCGGGCTTCAGCGCACCCGTGGGGGCGACGAACAGGCCGTTGGGGAAGCTGTAGATCAGGTCGGTCGTCTTGCCCAGCCCGGAGGGGCCGTAGATGGCGGCGACGACGTTGGCGCCTTCGTAGGGGGAGGGGATCACTTGGTTCTCCGTTGCGAGTGGGGCGGTTCTACTTGAGCCGCTGACAGGTGTCAAGAGCTTTCGGTAGGAAAAAACACGCTGCCGTAAACAGGCTTGATTACAGGGGTTTTTAGTCGTCGCCGTACGCGAGGGAGTCGCGGAGGCGCTCGTTCTCTTCCTTCAGGGCGTTCACCTGAGCCTGAAGGCTGTCGATGACGCCCATGACGGACGCGCTCTCGTTGACGATGACGGCGATCTGCTCGGCCACGACGTGCGCGTTGGCGGACATGATCACACCCACGGTCAGCTTACCCGCGAGGATCTTGTTTCCGACGACGTGCCACGGTCCCGGCGGGAGGACGGACTCTGGATAGGTAGTACGGTGTCCCATCTGCTCTCTCCTCGGCGGCGCGCTGACGCGCTTCCGCCTTCCTCATGCGGGCTGTCTTCATGGCCGCGAGCCGACATGGCCGCGCCGAACAGAAGCCCGACTTGTTGTGGCCCGCGATCTGGGCCCCGCACGCTGCGCAGGTTCTCATTTTTCTTACCCCTCGCGCCGACGTGCGAAAACGCTTGTATTACAGCGGAAAACGTAACGCAAGCTCTATTTCTTCGACTGGCGGGCGAGCCGGAGCACCTCGAACAGGGTGTGCGGCTCCCGCTGCCCGTTGACCACGAGGTAGGACGTCCCGGCGTGAGCTTGCATCATCAGGGCGTCGAGCCGGTCGTCCGTCACCTCGGGCGCCCGGATGGCCGCGAGTGCGGCGTCCTCCGCACGCTTGATGGACCCCGCCCGGTCGCGAGCCCAGCCGGTGACGGTCCACTCGCACCCGTCGCCGTCGCACTCGACGCGCATGGAGATCACGTCGTTCGCCTGAGCGATCGAGCGGTTCTGGTCTATGCGGTCCCACGAAAACTTGCGGCCCATGAGCCCATCTCCTGCGCCGCCTTGGCGACTTCCTGCTTGCCCGCCTCGACGTTGCGGCAGGGCCCCTCGATCAGTGTCCTGCCGTTGCGCGAGAGCCACCAGTAGGCTCCGTCGTCCGTCGGCGTGACGTACCCGGTGAGCCCCGGCCCGTAGTCGTGCGAGAAGCCGGAGGGGAGCCGCACCCACTTTCGCACCGGCGCAATCGGTTGAGGCGCGGGGCGCCGCGCGGTGTAGACGCCCGCCCAGAAGTTCACGGACCCGATCACCAGCGTCCATAGGGCGAGCGCCCACGTCTCGGTCACGAGGGCTCCTTCTCGCCGCCGAACCAGAGGATCATCGTCCTCGCCTCGTGCAGCTTGTTGCGGTCCAAGAGGGCGATGATGCGGGCCGCGAGATCCTTCTCGACCCAGACGCGCACCGTGCCGGGGACGTGCATGTCCACATAGCCGCTCGGCGCGGCCTGTCCTTCGACATATTCCAGCGTGTACGGAGGAACCATCACCACCACGTCCCGAATGCGTGCTTGTTCCAGAGCATCTTCGCGCCGATCACCATGCCCACGAAGATCATCCCATCGAGCGTTCGACTGCCAGTCATTTCTTCGACTTCCTCTTGATCGCGAACAGGCGAGCGCGTCCCGCCGCCCACGCGATCGAGCCCATGCCGTCCGCGAGGGCGATGGCGTAGTCCATGTCGCACTTGCCGCACAGGCTCCACTCCTGCTGCGGCCCTTCGAGGCAGACGACGCAGCGCGGGCGCTTGCGGCCCGGCTTCTTCGCAGGTGCCGCGGGCTTCTTCTTGGCGGCCATCACGTCCACCCCTTCTCATCGCTCTGTCCGCCGCACACGCTGCACCGCCCGGAGACGGTGTGGGGCCGGATGTTCTGCGCTTGCACGCGCCGCAGGTTCCTCGCGAGTTCCACGCGGCAGAGGCACTTGTCGTCGGGGTCAAGGCAGAGCGCCGTCAGCGCACGCTTGAGGTCGATCTGGTCGATGTCGGTGATCACCGCTCCTCCATCTTCGCGAGCGCGGTTTCGATGCGCTGCTTCATGTCGCCCACCGGCAACCGGCTGTGAGCCTCCGCGAGGAGCGCCCGCAGCGCCTCCGTCTCCTTGCGCACGATCTCCTTCAAGTCAGCTTCCGTCAGCCACCTGTAGACGACCCCGTCCGACATCTCACGCCTCCCTGCGCCGCTCGGCGCGCTCGCGGTAGTTGATCCCACGCGGCTCGACGGACCTGCCGCGCTTCTCCATCGCCTTCTCGCACCGGGCGCACACACGCTTCTCGATGCGCTCGTGCCGCAGGGCCGTGCCGTCGCACGCCGTGCGGACTTCGCACTCCGGGTACTCGAAGAACGACTTCTGCTTCTTACCGTTCGACATGCTTGCCCCCAATCGGTTGATCATCCGCGCTTCAGGTCGCGCCCGTAGAGGAACCCGTAGACGCCCGCGACGAAGAACCCCGCCATCGCTCTCCCGTCAACGATGTCCGGCGCATCCGGCGGCAGGTCGTTCGCCATCGCCGCGAGATCCACGGCAAGGTGCGCGAGCGCCACCCAGATGAAGGCTTTTGCGAAGAAGACGAAGAGCCCCCACGCCATGCGCCGGGTCATACTCCGCCGTCCTTTCCCCACCGGCAAAGCTCGTACCCATCGCACTTGCCGTACGCGGTGATGCACACCTGCTCGCTCATGGCCTTCGGCCACTCCCACGGGTCGATGCCAGAGGCGTCGAGTTCGTGGATGCGGTCGCGAGCGTGCTTGACGGTGATCGGGAAGAGCCTCTGGGCGTTGGGCGCGGGATCGACGGGCACGCGGGAAAACTTTGGTGCGGTCGTCTTCCATCCGTCGTCCCCGCCCATCTCGATCAGGTTCAACCGCACGCCGCCGAACTCGGCGCCCCAGATGGAGCGACCGAAGTTCAGCATCCCAAGGAACTGCCCCGACAGGACGTACCGCTGCGGCACGCGGGCGTCGATCCGCCCCGTGGTCTTGTGGTCGATGATGACGACGCGCCCGGAGGCGTCACGGCCCACGAGATCGAACCGCTGCGTGAACGGGTAGCCGCCGATCTCCGCCCGGAACACTTCCTCGACGTGCATCACTTCGAGCGCCTCGGTCGCATGGTGTGCGGCGTAGGCCCGCACAACCGATTGGGTCTGCGCGACGAACCGGAGCGACTCCGGCCCCAGCTTCTCGGCGCACGCCTCGATGGCGGCCTCGGGCGTGGCCCAGATGTCGGGATCCTTGCCCTCCTGCGCCGCTTGCACGCGGGCGTAGTGGTGCGCGAGCCCCTGATGCACGAGCGAGCCCCTGAGCAGCGGGGCGCGATCCCCGCCACCCGTGGGCGGAGGCGTGATGCGGTGGTGGTAGGCGAAAAGCTGCGGGCATCGCATCGCGGTTTCCGTCGCGTGCCAGCCCCACTCGCCTGAGCTTCCGGCGTCGATGAACTTGGTCATGGCTTCTCCTCCGGTAGGCCCAACGTCCTGATCCGATCCCACAGGCCGTAACCGTTGACCTGCGGCTTGCTGTCCAGCGACATCACGGCCAACAGCCCAAGGATCTTGGTCCGCATCGCCTCCGCGCCGCGCTGGTAAGCCATCTCGGCCTTCGCCCTTGCGATGTCTCGCTCGTCGGTCGAAGTCGCCACCGCAAGCAGCATCGGAGACAACTCGGCCTTGAGACTGGCGATCTCGGCCCGTGCTTCGTCGCGATCCTTTTCTGCCGCCCACACTTGTTCCAACGTGACGCCCAGCTTCTTGATTGCCTCGTCGCGTTGCTGCCTGAGAACAGCCCCGCCCCACGGTTCTCCGTCAATCGCGGCGCGGAGTGTCTCAACCTCGTCCCGCGCTTCGTCGCGCTCCGCTCGCGCTTTATCCAGATCAAGAACGAGCTGACTAACGACGTTACCCGCCTCGTCGGTGTCCTGCGATCCGCAGTTGGCACACTCGATGTCGTAGTCACCATCCGGATACTGGATCGGCGAGAAGTCTCCCATCGAGCCGCAGTTGTAACAGGCCCACTCGGGCGGGCCACTCTCCACCGGCTCCGCGAGCGCGGCGTCGATGCGGCCCCACACGCTCTGGCATCCGATGCCGCAGTCAATGCACTCCTCGTCGCCTACCGCCCGACGCGCCTCCGCGAGCAGCGCCCGCAGCTTCTCGTTCTCGCTCTTCGGCGGGACGTGCCACGTCGTCATCGCTCACCCCGCGTCAACCGATTGGAGTCCGACATGAGCACCGCGATCCGGGCCCGCAGCATGGCGTTGACGTGCTCCTCCTCCTTGAGCTTGAACTGCATCATGTTGCGCTCCGCGACGGCGACGTCGTGGAACACCTTGGAAACCTCGCAAGACGGGCACTCCGTCCGCTTCAGCACGTCGATCTGGGTGAGCAGGTCGCGGCAGTACCGGCGCAGGGCGTCCGGGTCCAGCGTCTCGATGTCGATCACCGCATCACCCCGAAGAACTTGAGCATCTCCGCGAACTCCGGGTTCGTGCGCGTCAGGAACGACGGCTTGATGATCGAGAGCTTCCGCTTCTGGATCGAGGCGTAGGCGGCGCGGAACGCGGCGAACGAGAACTCGTGTCGCGACGTGCCGGTCATCGCAGAGCCCTCCAAGAACCGGCGCAGGGCGTAGGCGGAGTCCGTCTCCGTCAACTCCAGCCCGCGGTCGAGCCTCCGCGTGAACGCCTCGATCTCCTCCGGCGACTTCTTGTGCGCGATGGCGAGCGCCCCCATCACGGGCGCGGACCGGATCTTCGAGATGACGGAGCCGCTGCTGACGCCGGGGCCGCCGTTCGGGTAGTTGCGGGCCGCCCACACGAGGTCTTCGAGGTAACGCTCGCGCACCCACTCGTACTCGACCGCCGTGAACTTGGCGATCTTCACCTCCGGGTGGTGGAGCCCGTAGATAGTGTTCGCGCGGGGCACGATGTTGCGGGCGGGCACGTCGTCGCCAACTGATTGGGTGACGGTGAGCACGTCCACGAGGGAGCGCCCGCGCCCGGTGTCGAGCACGTTCAGGACGCCGCTCTCCACGTTGTGCCAGACGACCATCTGGACCGTGCATCCCGACAGGACGACGGCGGAGAGCCGGTGCTGCCCGTCGATCAGCTTGCCGCTGGTGTCGAACACGATGCCGGTCGGCGTGAGCATCCATCGCCCCGCCTTCATCTCGCCCGCGAGCCGCGCGACCTCCGCCTGACGCAGGGTCCGGTTGTGCTCGATGTTCTGCCGCAGCCACGCCGTGGCGATCTCCGGCGTGACGCCCACGATGGTGTGCTTCATCTTCGACATGCTTGTCTCCCTTGGGCCTGTGGCCCGTCCTAGACGCCCAACTTGGTCAGGATTGACCCGATCAGTGCGTCCTCTTCGTCGCTCCCCATGAGCGAGTCCGCGAAGCCCTCGATCGAGTCGTCGTGCGAGACGGCCTCGACGGGCTTGAGCTTTCCAAGGAGGATCTCCGCGACGTGTTCGTCCACGGTGCCCTCCGCGACCAGATACTGGATCAGCACGGGCCGCTTCTGGCCCTGCCGCGAGAAGCGCCCTTCCCACTGCACCACCGCGCCCGGCGTGTAGGGGAGGAAGGCGATCAGCGCGAGGTCGGTGTCGTGAAGGCTGACGCCCTCGCCCCACGCATCGCCGGTGCCCACGAGCACGCAGGGGCCGGGGTCGGCCATGTACTGCTGCTGGATGCCGTCGCGCACGCGGGCCGGGGTGCCGCCGTGGCCGGTGTAGACGCGGCACCCGATCTTCTCGACTTCCTCCGCCAGCTTCTCGCAGTCCTCGCGACGTCCCGTGAACACGGTCACCTTCTGCTTGTTCTCGACGGCCTCTTCGACCAGATCGAGGAGCACCTTACGCTTCTTCGCAGCGGCTTCCATGAGCCGCGCTTCGAGGATCGCCACTTTCCCGTTGGGTGCGACCTTCTTCCAGAACGCTTGCGTGAAGCCGGTGGCCGCCGACTGCTCGGCGGGCGTGACATAGGTGACGATCCGGCGGCGCGGCGGCAGGTGACGGTGGGTGACGGAGTGCGGGACGTGGTTGGTCACGAGGGACACGCGGTCCCACAGTTCGTCGAGGTTCGAGGAGCCTTCGGTGTTGATGCCGCCGAAGGTGCCGGGGCGAGCCGCGCAGTAGCGCCCGGCGAACGAGGACCGCTCCATGCTGTAGAACTTGCCCCATGCGTCGGGGTGAACGAGATCCAACTGGGCCCACAGGTCGCGGGTGCGGTCCTTGATCGGCGTGGCGGTCGTCGCGAGGCGGCGCGAGCACTTGCGCGAGAGGCGGTAGGCGGCCTGAGCGATGTTCTCCAGCGCGTCGAACTTCTTCGAGCCGTCGGCTTGCTGCGTGGCCCGGAAACGCTTGTGCGACTTGGCCTTGTGGGCTTCGTCGAAGATCACGTTGGCGGGGCGCCACGCGAGCAGGTGCTCGATCACGTCGGGGAGCCCCTCCCAGCCTACGATCGCGAACAGGGCGTCGGTGTCGTCGAGCCCGGCGGCGTCTGCGGCGCTCTCGATCACGAGGGCGCGGTGCGTGGTCAGGCGCTCGATCTCGCGGGCGTGGGACCGGCGCACGCCAGCGCGGGTCACGAGGACGGTCGCGCCGGGACGCGCCAGCGCCCAGCAGATGGCCCCGGCGGTCTTGCCCGCGCCAGCGGCCCACCAGAGGTGCGCGGAGCGGTGGGCGGTCGCGAGGATCCCCGCACGCTGGTACTCCGTCAGGAACGCGGGCACCCAGTCACGGAGGCCGTACTGGATCAGGTCGTCAACCGATTGGAGCGGGGCGCCGTCCGCTTGCGTGACGGCGGCGGTGCAGTGGACCCCGCCGCGCGAGCAGATGCGCTCGACCAGCCACGCAGCGTTGTCGTGGGCCGTGACCGTGCGGTCGCGGACCGTGACGCCGGGCAGGTCCGCCAGCGCCCGGTTCACTTCCGGCGTCGTGTGCGAGAGGGAAAAGCGGTGCCATGCCATCGGGTTACGCCCCCAAGGAAAAATCAGCGTGGCGAACAGTACCGCCGTCGATTGACACTTGTCAACAGCTTTCGTGTGGTGTAGTGTCGCCGTCCGTTTTCACGGAAAACAAGGGGAAAAGCTGATGATTCGAGAAGCAGATGTCTGGGCCGCGCTACCTCGGTCCGGGTTCGTTCGGAGCTACGTCGAGTACGCCAGTGGCATGACCGACGCCAACGTCGCCTATCACGTCGCGGGGGCGCTGACGTGCCTCTCGCAGTGCGTGCCGCTGGACTTCTCGGTGCCGTACGCCAGCCCCATCTGGGGCAACTGCTTCAGCCTGATCGTGGGCGACAGTTCCAAGTCCCGCAAGACGGCGGCGATCAACATCGCCCAGCGGATCATGCGGGAGGCGATCCCCGGCGCCGTGGGCGAGATCCCCGGCTCGCAGGAGGGACTCTATGAGTCCCTGCGGGCGCAACAGCGACAGGTGGTGATCTACGGCGAGTTCGGTGAGTTCCTCGCGAAGGCGGAGGAAGGCTACTTGATGGCGCTCAAGACGGCCTACACGAACCTCTGGGACGGCATCCCGATCGGACGCGCCTTGGCAAACAAGCGGCAGGGCGCCGTCACCGATCCCCGGCTCAGTCTTCTGTGCGGCGTCGCGACCGATCTTCTCGAACGCCACACGGAACAGGCCGACTGGACGGGTGGTTTTCTCGCCCGCTTCCTGACGTTCTTCGGGGAGCCGGAGCGCGAGTACGCTACCCCGCCCGTGGACGACCCGCAGAAGCGCGTGGCGATCACCCAGTGGCTCGCCGCGCTCGCGACCCCGCAGAACCCGCCGGGCGCGTGCCTGTGGCTCGACGCCGCCGGGCAGAAGATGTGGCTCGACTGGTGGGCGAGCCTGAAGCCGCTGCGCGAGGGCGCGAATCGCAGGGCCGCCGCCGCGTGCTCGCGCTCGACGTCGATCGCCGCGAAGGTGGCGCTCCTGCTCTCGTGGGACACGGGTCAGGCTCGCAGCGGCTACGACTGGCACGTCGGTCTGCCGGAGTTGGAGAGCGCCCTGAAGATCACCGACCTGCACCTGCACTCGGTGCTCGAACTCGGTGAGCGTGTGACCGGCAACCGCGACATGCGCGACCGTGCCGCGGTCCTGCGCACGATCTCCGACATGCCGACGCCCCTCGGATACGTCATCCGCGAGAGCGAACTGCTCAAGCGCCGGGTCAAGGAGATCATCGACAGCCTGACGGAGGAGCGGACGATCGAGGCGATGAAGGTGAACGGCGAGGTCTGCTACCGGAAGACGCCGCACGCGCACCAGCTTCTCGTGCAGATGGCGCGGGGCATCCCGTCGGACCCCAACACGCCCGGCGTGGTGATCCCCATGCGGCCCCCGGCCCCTTCGGTTCCCCTGCTCCCCGCCGCTGACGTGCTCAACGACACCGACCCCAGCGAGGAGGACGACATCGACTGGTCACGCTACGACGGGTAGCCCGGCCAATCGGTTGACCCGAAAGACGAACCCCGGCGAGCCGCGAGGCCGCCGGGGTTCTTTTTTCTCGCAACTTTGAGCCTTCGGCCTAGCAGTAGACCGACAGGCCCCGCGAGCACAGCCACGCATTGGTGGAGGCGGTGGTGGGGCGCGGCTTCGGACGGGGACGGGCGCCAAGGCCCTGCACGCTGTTGCTCGACTCCGACTTCTTCGAGACGAGCATCGCGAGGCCGTAGCCCACGACGGCGCCGACGGCGAGGGAGCCCCACGACATGGGCTCGGAGCCCAGCACGCCGAAGCCGTGCATGCGGTGGGAGCGACGGGACGAACGACGGCGGCGGGCCATGAGACTTCTCCTGCTTAGGGCAACGCGAGCACAATGCCGGTGCCAACGAGGGCCAAGCCTACCACCGCCCCGGTCGTCCGCCCACCTGCGCCCCAGTCACCGGCGACGGAGGCCGTGAGGGTCGCCGCACCGACGATCCCCAGCGCGACGGGCAGCACCCGCGAGAAGGCGGAGGGCGGGGGCGGCGGAGTGGGGATCGGACGGGCGAGACAGGCGTCGAGGGCAGCCTTCGTCTCGACAACCGATTGTTCGCTCGCGGCGAGCCGGATGGCGGCTTCCTTCGCCTTGGCGTCGGTGTCGATCAGGCGCTTCACGAGGACGTCGAACCCGGCACGCGAGCACGTCACCGTGTCTCCGGTGGGCTTGCACGGTGGATCGTCGGCCAGCGCCACGGCGGGCACGAGGATCGCGAGGGCGAGGATGATGGGGCGCATCAGTCAAGCTCGATCATGCTGATGCGGCTGGTGGCGATCATCTTCTCAGGCCGCTTGGCGACGGGCAGGTACTCGCCGCGCTTGCGGGCGAGGTTGACGCGGCGGCTGTAGCGGTCCATGCGCTTCTTGTTGATCTCGGCTGCCGACGGAGCCTTGCACTTGTCGATGGCGTTCTGCACGAGGCCCATCGAGCCGCCGTACTGCTTCTTCACCTTGTCCGCGAGCCTCCACAGGACGTCGGGGTCGATCCGCGCGCCGTAGAGTTGGAACGCGGGGCCCATCTGCTGCTCCATGTTCCTGATCTGGGCGTTGATCCGCACGAACTGCTCGGCCCACTTCTGGTTGGCGGCGGCGCAGTACTGCGGGTTCTTCATGCTCACGCCGTCCTTGGCGGTGCCGCACGCAGCGCGGATCTCCTCGACGCGAGCGAGCACTTCCTCGGGGATCACCGCCGGGTTCTCGGCCCAGCCGCCCAACGTCCCGGCGGCGTAGGCATGCTCACCCTCGGGGCGCAGGGCGAACAGGGCGGCGCCGATGTTCCCGGCCACGCAGTTGTCGTTGCTGTCGAGGCCACGCGCGGACTCGGCCCGGCGCACGGCGGCGTGGAAACGCTCGTGAACGCCCTCGGCCTTGCGCTCGTACTTGGTCAGCCTGTTCTGCCAGTCACGCCGGAAAATGCAGACCGGGATCCGTCCCGCGACGCCGCGCCGCTGCATGGCTGCGACTTCCCGGTAGACCTGCTCGCGCAGCCGGAGGACGGAGTCGGGCGGGTAGTTGTAGAGCCCGCGGTCGATCGCCTCGTCGAGCAGCATGTCGAAGTCAGCGAAGTTGCTCAGGCACGCGGCTTGGCCGTTCTCGGCCCCAAGCGCCGTGAACACTTCGGAACTCACGCGGTACTCGACGTGCCGCTTGCCGACGATCGCGCCCAACTGATTGGACGAACGCTTCATCCACGGTGCTGACCACGTCATGGACGTTACCTCTTCTTTCGGTACAGGGCTCGGTTGCGTTCACAGCTTTCCCAGCGGAGCGACGTCCTCTTCGGACCCCAGTATCCCCACTCCATCAGGTCGTCGCCAGCCCACCGGACGTATTTCGCGGGCACGCGGGCGAGCTTGCACGTCTTGTAGGACGTCGGGTCGATCGAGTCCCGGTGTTCGTTGGCGTAGCCCGGTGACAACGTGACCCAGTCGCCGGGGTTGAACTCGTGCGTCGGACCGGCGCGGTAGACGGAGACAGGCGCGTCAGGCTGCCCGCGCACCCGCCGGATCTTCTCAGCCGTCTCGCCCAAGTACTCGGGGAAGCCGGTGTACCAGTCGAACGGCGTCGAGTAGATGTCGCGAGGAGCTTGCCCGCCTTCCAGCAGGTCGTGAAGCGGCGCCCCGTCTGCGGGAGGGCGGTGCTCCATCCCGTACTCGGAGACGTTGGCGCCGATACCACGGCTGCGGCGTGACCACGGTGCTGCCCACGTCATTTGTTCCTCAACCATTCTTCCGGCGTCTCGACTTCGTCGGACACGCCGAATCCCTGCGCGGCGAAGGCGTCACGCGGACCCACCCACCACCGTCCTACGGTGTACAGGCTCTTGCCTTCGCGCCTCATGGGGTCAGGACTCCCGATCCACCACGATGCGCCCTTCTTCGTGCGGAACGGCCCAGCCTTGATGCCGTCGTCCATCGTCGCGACGTACCACCCGTCCGGCAACTCCGACGGAGTCGCGCCCAGAGAGACGGTGCGCCACGGGGCGGGCCACATGATCACTTCACCAGCTTCGCGGTCTTCTTCGCGTTGAGGACGAACACCACTTGGATGTTGCCGAAGTCTGAGATGACGCTGTCGTACACCGTCCCGTCCTGCTCGGACCTGTCCGCCAGCTTTTGCACGACCGCCTCCATCGGGATGAAGCGGCTGTTGGCGAACTGGTACCACTCACCCCGGTCCACGATCAGCGGGTTCTTCAGCTTCAGCCTGAAGGCAGCCGTCGGTCCGTAGACGCGAGAGAACGTCTCAGACGTGGCGAAGTAGTAGGGAGCGGCGCGGATCTTCTCCGGCTGTCCGTCGGACGCGCCCCGGTAGACGATCACCTCGCCGGAGGCGATGTCCGCGGGCGTGGCGCCAAAGGAGCTTCCTGACATCCAAGGGGGGGACCACATGTCTCAGCCTTCCTTCTTCATCGAGTCGATGATGAACTGGTTCGCGACGTCCACCGTGTCCTGAGCCGTCTGCGCCGCCGCCTGTTCCTTGACCACGGCGACCGCTTGGTCAGCCTTGGCGGTGCGCGTCTCGTGCGACTTCTGGATCGAGTCCTTGATGCCCGCGACCCGGCGCTCCGTCTCCGCCTGTTCCTCGCGCCGCCACTTCGGGATCAGGTACTTCGAGAACGTGAGCACGGCGGCGCCGATCCCCACGATGAACGCGAGCGCGATGCACAGGGCGGTGACGATGGAGTCGGCCATCTTTGACAGGAAGCTGCGCACGTCTACCTCCGGCGGTTGCGCCCGTAGTACCGGCGCGTCCGGCTCCGGTAGCCCATGCGCCCGCGGTAGCGGCTCGGAAGCCCGTCGAACTCGATCTGCCTGATCCGGTCGCGCTTCTTGGCCTCTTCTTCAGCCTTCTTCTTGGCCTCTTCCTGCTCGGGCGTCAGTTGCTCGGGCGGCGGCGACGCGGGATCGTCGAGATCGAGCATCTTCACGCGCTCGCTCACCGCAGGGGCCGCAGGGGCGGCGGGCTCGGGCGGCGCCTCGCGCTCCAGTTCCGCCATCACCTGCACGCGCTGCGCGGAGATGTAACGCTCGGCGGCGGGCGTCAGCGGCTGCAACTGCTCGGACTCGGGCTCCGCGATCTCCAGCGGGCGGTTCAGGCGCTCTGCGGGGATCGGGGCCGGAGGCGCCGGGGCACGCTCGGCCTCGGACATGATCTCCAGAAGCTCCGTGCGCGTCGGCGGTCGGGGCTGGATGTCCTTGACCGGGCGGAACCCGATGCCCGGCGAGGCCCAGTCGAGCCACTGACCACGCTGGGCGATGTTGACGAACTCCATCTCGTCGGCTTCCGTCTGGAAGGAGCCGCCGACGATCAGCGCGGACGGGTGCGACGTGCTGGTGCCGGAGGCCGTGACGGTCCACTGCCACACGTTCCCCAGCATGTCGAAGAGGCCCAACTGATTGGGCCGCTTCTGCGCGACGGGGTGCATGAAGGGTTCGACGTAGGCGCGGGTCGAGCCGGTGGCGCGGATGCGGGCGTACCACTGCTCGACTTCGGCCAACTGCTCGCGAGAGGCGTCCTCGATGTCGTCGAAGACGAAGTCTGGGATCTCCTCGTCACCGGCGATCGAGTCGAGAAGGTCGTTCTTGGTGATCGCCGCGCCGCGAGAGCGGGCGGGGGCGATGTGGTTCTCCCAGACGCCGTAGTGGATGAAGTGCAGGTAGAGGTCCGACAGGCCGGAGTTTTCTGCGAACCACGCGATCTCTTCGATGGGGCCGTAGGGGTTCGGTCGGTCCTGCCCAGCCATCGCCGCGAAGGCCCACTCGTCGCGGGTCGGCATGCGGGCGCCGATACGCTTGCAGAACTCCGCGGCCTCGAAGAAGGTCACGTTATCGGCGGGCATGTTGGGGTCGCGGTTGTCCTGATGCGAGCCCACGTTGAGCCGCAAGTCCGTCGGCGCGGGGTTGTCCACGACGGGCGCGAACGTCGCGCCAGCGCCCCGGCGGGCACGGTCGGCGTCGGTCTGCTGGCCGTAGCGCCCGCTACCACGCTGGAGGATCTGCGACGTGCCGCCCTGACCGGAGCGGAGCATCTCCGCGATGGGATCCCCGCTGCCCGACGGAGTGGCAGCGGCGGCGGCGACGGCCTGTGCCACCGGCGGAGAGATCGTGGCGTCCCGGCGGGACCGCGCAAGCTGCGAGCCGCGGAGCCATTGGGCCCGCGTGACCACCGTCTCAGCGACGAGGATGGGACGCGGGTTCGTGAAAGCGTTCTCGACGGTCCGTCGGCCCACGCGAGCGGAGACGACGATGGTCCCGGCGGGCACTTGGATCCAGCGGATGCCGGTGTTCGGGTCCGTCGAGTGGATGGCCCCGAGGCCGTTGAGGGCGCGGTAGTAGTTTTCGTACCACTGAGCCCAAGGTGCGTTCCAGCGCATCGTCTACCGCCTCCGTCGAGCCCCACGGTACCTGCGATCACGCAAGCCGTCGAGTTCGAGAGACGTGACGCGCTTGGAAGTCTCGCGCTCCGAGGCCATCGGGCCCGCAGGGGCTGGCGCCATCTCATCCATTTCGAGCATCTGGGTGCGCGAGCGCGGCGGCGGGAAGTAGTTCTTCACGCACCGGAAGCCGACGCTGGGGTTCGACGTGCGGTGCGGCAGGGCGAAGAAGTTGGTGACGCTCACCATCGCTTCCGGCGAGGCGAACGACGCGCCGTAGACCCGCCGGGTGCGCCCGACGTCGTCAGACGACGACGTCCACTGGGCCACGTTGCCGAGCATGTCGTAGAGCCCGAAGGCCGTCGGGCGCTTGGTGCCCACGGGGTGCGTCGAGCCACCGCTGTTTTCGGCGTACCACGCGATCTCGTTGACCGCGCCGTAGGTGCCGAGCCGCACCCACGAGGGATCGGCGCCAGCCAGCGTGCCGTAGATCCACTCCCGCTCGTTCGGCACCCGAGCGCCGACGCGCTCGCAGAAGGCGTCGGCGGCCCCGTAGACGACGGAGTCGGCAGGGTGGTCGGCTCCGAGGAACGCGAAGTCGCCCTGACCCATCACCCGCAGGAACTGAGCCTGAGTGATCGGCGTCTCCGACATCAGGAGCGGCGTCGGCAGGGAGATCGGCACCATCCGCTGGTGCTTGGGCGAGAACACGTCGATCGTGCCCGCCGGGAGCATGAGCCACCGGATGCCGTGCTTGTCGGTCGAGTGCAGTTGGGCGGCGCCGAAGGAAGCGCCGCC